ATTGACATGATCGCTTATTTTAATGCGGGGTTTATATTCAAAATCCATATCAAGAATAGTTGACACTTGTATAAAAATCTATTCAGAGTTGGCTGCAGATATATCGTTCATTGCAATCGTTCCCTGTAATCTAAACAAACATTTCATCCAACCGTTTTTTGAATGATCGCCAAATTTTTCCATGCAAACAATACAAACCATCTTTTTAAGATCGTTGTTAGAAATCAATACTGCATGAACCTCCTTCACATTGGAGGTGGCATTTACATTTACATCCTTTATCACAAGGGTTTTCGATTGACTTACAGTTAGAGCAACTCAATTATATCACGTATCTCCAATACTTTACAAGTCAAACGCTTGTTTTTAAAGGTTTTCCAATCCCAGAAATTACAATTCATAGTCCAGAAATTGTTCTCTGTATGCCTGTCGTGAACCTCTGCGGTGGAAAAATTAAGAAAAGAACCCTTTCTATGACCAGAATAATCATCATTACGTAATACAGTTCTATGCATTTGACCAAGATGTATGAGCATACCATGACATAACTCGTGAGTAATCACTACCATATTCATGCGAAAATAGGGGAGGAGGTCAGAATTATCATCAACATCATGTACATATACAACAATCTCATCAATTCCAGTAACGCCACCTATGCCTTTTTGACCGTGAAAGAATGGGTCGTTTACTGCCTGTTCGCTAGGTCTGAATTTAATCTTCCAATTGCTTGTAAAACTCATATATTTTCTAATTCCAAGAGTTTCCCAAAGGTAATATCTTACTGCTCTTTGATATAATCGTGGGTTAATGTTTTGAGTTTCAAAGATAAATTTCATACAAATATAAAAAAATTAAAGTATTTATTTATTCTCCATGACTGTTAATGCTTCACATATAGTAAGATATGTATCAGGGCAATTCTCCTTTATCACTTCAGCAGTTCCCTTTATCAATCCAATCAACGTGGCATTGAAATCACTCTTTGTATTGTCATACTTGTCGCTTAAATGAAAGCACTTGTTGTAAAACTCTGTTGCTTTATGAATGTCGTCTTTATTCATCAATATTTAAATAATACAGTAGTTTATAAGTTATATGGCTTGTAAATGCACTAAAAGCTCCAGAGATATATACTGTTCTCAACATGGAGATGAAGATAAAAAGGTTGTTACAAAAGTAGACAAAAAAATTACAAAACCAGACACGAGTGACAAAGTTTAAATAAGTACAATATATTAGATTATCATGGGTTTTCTGGGTAATATCAAGTCTTCCTTTTCCGGATTTATATCAAAAGCAACAGTCGGTGAAACTGGAAAGACTGTAAGACCTAGCATTACTCAACCTTATATGAGCACTGATACAGGTGCAAAACTACCTATTTTCCCATTCCCACTCATAATGATCTATGAGTTGGCTAACAACATAGATGCATTACGTATTCCTATCGAGACTATTAATCGTGAAATGTTCAAGAACGGCTTTGAAGTTGTTGAGAAATTCAAATACAAGTGCAATAATTGCTCCAAAGAATTTCAATACCCCCCTTTACCAGAGGACGATCCAGAAACTCCAGAGGATGAAAGCAAGGGAACCATGCGCTGTGACACCTGTAACAGCACAGATTTGGTAAGACCTATACCTGAAAACAGAAAAATCCTTGAAGATTTGATGATAAACTCTGTAAATGGTAACGAGCAGACTCTTGAAGACATCATGAGAATGGTTGAAAGAGATCTGGAGATAGCAGATAACGGTTACATTTTGGTATTAAAATCATATGCTTTTAACGAAAAAGGAGAAATTTTAGATAAAAAGAACAAGATTAAGGAGTTAATTAGAGCCGATCCTACTCAAGTTGCAATGATTGCAGACTCTGATGGTAGAATTGGATATGATGATAAAGGTCACAAAGTACGTGTTTGCCCCCATGCAGAGCATAGAGAACACAGAATTTTGGACGAAGAATATTGTAACGTCACTTCTGACGGAAGGCACTCCGTGCCACTAAGAGCTTTGAAAGCAATCTGCGAAGTAAACTCCGTTTACAGTCTAGGTATTCCTAACCCTAAACGATATGTATACGCAGAGGGAGAAGTGATTTGGAAAGCAGGAAAGTATAGACCAGACTTGGTTTATGGTTTCTCCCCCGTTTATTCAGTATGGTCAAAGGTTATGGCACTGTCACACATGGACGAGTACATTAGAAAGTACTTTGACAAGATGCGACCACCAAGAGGTATGCTAGTTATTTCATCAAGAAACTATGAGACTTTTAGAAAGTCTTGGGATGCTCTTGAAGAGGCTGCGACTGAGGATCCTTACAGGATCCATCCATTGCTTGTCGAGTCGGACAGAGGTGGCAACGCAGGCAAAATGGCACAATGGTTAGACTTTACAGGCAGTTTGAAAGAGTTAGAGTTTACAACTGTTAGACGTGAACTTAGAATGATTATCGGTGCAACATATGGTGTGCTCCCCCTTTACTTTGGCGAACTTCCAACAGGTTGGTCACAGGAAGGTCTGCAAGTTACAATTACAAACAGAGCAGTAAAGTGGGGTCAAGACTTTTTGTATAAAGGATTTTTATACAAGATTGCTAGACTTGTTAACGTTGATGATTGGATATTGAGATTAAAGACCGGAGAAGAAACTGACAAACTTAGAAACTTACAAATCGATGGTGTTGAAATTGAAAACATGAGAGCAATGCAATCACTAGGATTTGAAGTAACAAGAACTCACACCGGAGAGTTCCAAGTTTCAAAAGATCCTGTTGTTTCATTGAAAGATCAAATTGAACAAGAACAAAACAACGGTGGTACTGTAAAGAATCCTGGAAAGAGAGGAAGAGGTACAGCACCAAAAGAAGAACAACAAAGATTACAAGGAGAACCAATGAATCAAAGACCATCAGATACAGGTGGAACTGCGCAAGGTAGCACAGCATCAGGCAGAGGAACTAGTATGTCAAGAAAAGCATACCCAGATGGAATTACACCTGCAAACTTTGAAATTGTAAAGACAACTTTGCAAACTGCAGTTGACTTTGGTTGGACTAAAACTAAAACAGTAGAAGAATTAAGAAAGAGCGGTATGACAGTAAGACAAGCAAGAGATATAGTTAAGAACGAATTTGAAGGAACTAAAGGTTGGGAGAATGACGAAGAAACATCACAAGTGTGAAAAGTGCAAGGATGAGGATGAAGATGAGTGAAGTTAGAAAACGAGGAAGAAAACCAAAAGAAACAAAGTCAGTGGAAACTAAACAAGAAAAGAAACAAACAAGAATAGAATATACAATGTCAGAGATTGACAGGTTACTTAATTTTTGCAACAGCGAAGAACAAGAGTTCTACGCATTTACAGCAGTTGACCAATGTCTAAAGAGGATAGTGAGCATATGCCGACAGAGTTAGATACTAACAAAGATGCAAACGTCTACACAAAAAAATTGTGGGAGAATCATCAGAAGAATGAATACACAAGAGTCAACAATTACAAAGAAGCATTATGTTTTGGTTGTCTAAAAAATAAAGCAGCAAATGCTACAGTAGTAGATGTATGTGGTGACTGTGCAGGAAAGAAAGGAAGAGAAACATTACTTGCAGTAGTAAAACAAAAACACTATGGACTTTGTTTTTTCTGTAATGAATACAGATTTGGTTTAGAACAAGTCAACTGTAGACTATGTAACAGCTGTCATAGAAGAGTTGCAAATGTAACTAAAGAGTATAATAGAAAAGGTGGTATTCTAGGAACTGATCCATTCTGGCAAAGAATGAGAAAGAAACATGGTAAAGATTGGAAGCAAATTTTCTTTACTCCTGAGAAGGTAAGGCTATAAGATTAATTCTATCCCTTACAAAGTCATATTTCATATTAGATAAATCAATAAATGTCTTACCTATATCTCCACCAAGACATCTATCTATTTTAAATTTAAGCAAAGGTTTGCGTAAAAATCGTGGAAAGAACTCCAAATAACCCTTTTTGTAACGTAATTTCTTGTGTGTAACTAGTAAACAGTCTTCATTTATGTATTCTTGTTTAAAGTTTTCATTGCGTATATGGGTGATTGTTCTTTGATTTACCCTCTCCTTTTCACTGTTTGTATTGGTAATAACGTATATTTTCTGTGTTTTTGGGTCTATGTATAGGTCAATTAGTACGCATTCGTGTATTATATCTTCTCTTTCTCGCCCATAATACTTGTCATATGTATCAAAATCTGGATATATGTAAATTGATGAAGCCACAACAAATGAAACAAAACCTTATTAATAAACGCTTTCAACACAAATTATGACTGATATATATCCAAAATGTGACAAATGTAAGAAAGTAATGTATGGTTATATGAATGATGAAGTTATTTTTTGGCTTTGTCCTCCTTGTGGTTACTTTCAAGGTTCAGCTAATGACCAGGAATTAGTAGACATGATCTACGATGATCCTTTTGTTGCACTCGATATGATCAAAGAAAAAGAACTTATTCCTATAAATTAACTTTAAATAAGTTATTATTGTATAACTGACATGATAAGAGCAATAGCAAGAATAGGTGGCAATTTTGGAGTATCATTTTTTTCTCCATTAGTTTCTGGAAATGTAGCAGATACATTATTTGATATAGGCATGACGTTTGAGCAAACTTTAATTATTGCATTAATCTCATCATTATTTGTGACAGGACTTACAATTTCTAGAGAGTTGGAGAAATTTGGAAAGAAAGAATAAATCAACTCTCCAAAAAATGTGTGAAATTTTGTGCCCATTATGCACTGAAGAAGATTCAGAATACAAATAACTTTAAATACTTACATTATCGCAAATTCGTATGAGCGAACTATCAGTTCTAGCAGTCGTCCTTGCTGCAGTAATTGCAGGTCTAGGATGGTCTACGTTAGGAATCTGGCAAAGATTCCGATCTGGAGAAAGCGCAGCACCAGATGGTAAGAAACTCGCAAAGAATCTTATCATAGGTGTTGGTCTAGGAATCGCAACTTTTGCATACACAACAGCAGTTGGTGATGCTGCTCCAGTTATCGACTCTACACAGGACTTTTTCGTGGCAGTAGGACTTTACTTCCCACTGATAGTCTTAGTAGATAAGATTATTGCCAAAACTTCTACAGAGATAGAGGTTTAACCTCCTTTCTTTTTTATTCAAAATATTTATATGCGAATAAAAGTTTAATTTATATATAATGAGTGATTTGGTTACAGACAGATTCGTTACTAAAAATTTAGTATTCAAAGAAGAATCTGGCGAAAGATTTTTTGAAGGCATACTCTCTGTTGAAATGTTAGACAGACAAGGAGAGGTAACTGTCGTAGATTCATTATACAAATGTCTACCAATCTGGATGGACAGGGGTGGAGCAATATCAGATACACACTCAAACAGAATAGTAGGAAAAGGAATCAATTATGCTAAAACATTACTTATAGATGAAACAGGAAATCAATTGCCTGCAATTAAGATCATTGGTAAAATATTTAATAATACAAAACTAGACGATGAGATATGGCAGAAGATAAAGTCAGGGGAATACAAGGGTCTTTCATTTGGTGGTGCAACTACCTCGGATGCAATACCAATTCAGCAATCGGACGGAAGTATAGCATATCATTTAAAGGATATAGAGATGTATGAAGTTGCAGTATGTGAAGAACCTGCAGTACCATTTGCTTTAATTACAGAATTTAATCCAATAGCAAAAGCAGATGCATACAAAGTAAAAGAAGAAGACACAGATGTTTTAATAAAATGTGAAGAGAAAGGTTGTTATGTTTCTAGAAAAAACAAAGCTTGTTGGGATGGATATGAACAAGTTGGAATGAAAGAACAAGATGGTAAACAAGTTCCAAACTGTGTAAAGAAAGAAGAAGAGGTAGAGAAAGCAGAATATCAAGGAGAACAAGTTACATTAAACAAACCAATGAGAGACAGTGATGGAGATAAGAAATTCAAAGTTTACGTTAAAGATCCTAGCACTGGCAATGTAAAGATTGTAAGATTTGGAGATCCTAATATGGAAATTCGAAGAGATGATGATGAAGCAAGAAATTCATTCCGTGCAAGACATAAATGTGATCAGCAAAAAGATATTACATCAGCAGCATATTGGTCATGCAAGATGTGGGAGAAAGGAACATCAGTAACAGAATACACAAGCAAAGAATCAGAATTA